ATCCAGCAAATGCCGCTACCATAGCATGTCTAACAGAATCCAATCCATCACCTGCCGAACCTACAGAATTACCATTTACTCTCTGTGATGGTGTCACATCAACTCTACCCTGTCCTACACCAATCTGTTCTCCAGTCTTGGCTGTGAATAGTGGTCTTTGCGTTGCTGTATCAACTGCGGCCATGTCATCTTTTCTATCCAATGGATAAAAACTAATATTACCTTTAGGCACATTGAATGATCCGCCGTCAGACGCACCAGGAATACCTTGTGACCTCAAGAAATTCTTTGTTGAGGATTCGTCAGGTGCCTTTACAGGTTCTGGTGGTTTCACTATTGCCGTTGGACGTGTAGGCGGTGTTGGAGTTTCGGTAGTCTTATTCTTAGGAAACTCTGGAGTTGATGCCTTAGTCTCTGGTGTGGGTGTAGGTGTAGGTGCCTTCACCTCTCTCTTTGGTTCCGTTGAAGGAGAAGTCTTTGGTGCCTCACCAGCATACGCAGGGGTAACTGGTGCTATCTCTCTTTTGATTCTTTCCGTTAGTGTAGATTCCTGTACCTGAGGTGTAGGTGAGGGAGGTTGGACCTGTGCCACTGCCGTTGTTTCAGGTGGTGCACCTGTTCCTAACTTGGTACCAAATCTGGTACCAGCAATTACCTGGGTATCCATGGTGCGGATCATTTTGTCACGCCACTTATTCTTGATACCTTCTGAGGTAAAATACTTCTGCTTTTCCGATACGTTATGAAGATGACCCATTACACCGTCATAAATGGACTGCATACGGCGTTCCGATGGGCCTGCCTTATATGCAGGATTAGGTGCGAACTTACCTTTTGTTCTTCCTGTAACCGATTCGAACTGATAACGTGCCATCAATGCACCTTCAATACCACCCTTATTGCTCTTAGCACGGTTTAGAATGGTACCCATAATCATTGCATGTTCTTCTGGTACATGCTTCTTTGCAGATGACTCACCATGTGTGGCACGGAGTAGCATGTCATATTCACGGTCGTTGATTGGTTTACCGTAATACTGTTCAATCTTTTGTCGCATCTTGACCGCATCAACCTTAGCGGTTGCTTGTGGCATTTCAGGCAATACGTTAGCACCACCTTTACGATGCTGTTCCAGAATTGCTGCTCTTGTGGCAGGATCAGATAGATCCAATTCTCTTGCTTGTGCGGATGCTACGCCAAACTCTTGCTGTAGTTTATCAGATAGAGAAGCACCTTTCTTTTGTTCGGTAATAAACTTGTCTGGTTGCAGACTATTGGCCTTCATTTCCTGAATTGCATCAAGATAACGAGGGTCTTTTGGACTAATCTTTACCTTGATACTGTCACCAGTTTCGGTGAATGGTACGCCGGCCTTTTTGAATCCGTCTCTTGTCTGCTGTAATAGACTTTCATCAGAGAACGGAACAAACATATGGTTTTCATGAATGTTTGATAAGAATCCGGCCTTGCTGATATTGAATGTGCTGGTTAGATCGGCAGATTGTTGATTAGATGTTGGTTGTGGTGGTGCCGCAGCAATAGCAGCCTTGACCTCTGCGGTTGCGGCCGCATTTGTTGGTGAAATCTTCTCAATCTCTTTTGGATCGGATGAAACCTTTTCACTGGCAGGTTTATTTGATAGGTCAAAGATATGTCCATCAATCTCTTTGACGACATTATCCATACCTCTTGCTGCGGCCATTTGGCGGCCAACTTGCAATGCCTCTACAGATTGTTGAGCATTACCGCCTACGATACCAAAGTTATTACCTTTGATACCAGCATAATCATAAATGCTTCTTTGTGTGATATGTGCTGGACGACCTGAGGACTGTTCCAATACCCATAGTTGTCCGTTTTTATCAGGTTTACCAAGTGATACTACGGTGTGGTATCCGGCGCCTTCTCTACTCTGACCCTCATTATATTTCAATGTGGCAAGCATAACGCCTGGTTTGATAGCACCAGGATCAAAACTTACTTTGCCTGCCCAACCAGATGCACGACCAACATTAGGGTTGAACGCCTTACCTAAAGTGGCGCATTGTTCTGAATTACCTTTATCGTATAGTGTTTTATCTTTAGGTACAATATAACCACCAGAATATTCATATGATCCTGCTGGCAATGCGCCGCCTGTAGATGCACCAACACTAGGAATACCGGCAGGTGTATCTGCTGCGGCCTGTGCGGCGGCCATATATTGCTTATAACCACCGTCTGTATAACCACCCCAATGGTGAATGCCGCCGGCCTTATAATATAGATAGTATGCGACCTTGGCGTTCTTTGCTGGGTCATACAAATCTTCTACACTGGTAACACCAGCATATTTCATTTCTGGACTGCTAAAAGGGTGAGCATTGATATTGATCTGAAATAGACCGTATGATCTTTCTCTATCAGGATTCTTATCGTTTGCTGCTCTCAAATTACCAGAAGATTCCTGCATACCAACTGCCGCCATCAATACGGCATCTTTATCAGAGAATCCTGCCTGCTTCAATAGTGCAACATAATGTGAGGCAGAATATGGTCCTTTGACTACACCGCCTCCGCCTCCTCCGCCAGCGGCGCCGCCAGCACCTTTGCTACCTGGTCTTGCTGTGCCTAGGCGTTGATCAATTTCTTCGAAATACTTTTGCTGTGCCTCTTGTGACTTCTTAGAGATAGCAGCACGGAAACCAGAAACGTCTGGTAAACCTCTTTCATAATACTTTGGGAATAGTTCGGCAAACTGGGTAGGTGTAAGCAAACCTAATAGAGAACGGCCATCAGGAGTTTGTGCCAATTCCTGACGCTGGCGAGGTGTCATCTTCTTTAGTCTATTGAAGGCGTCTTTATTAGGTTTATTGGCCATTTACATCTTTCTTCTAGTTAGAGACGACATTTGTGCCTTTAGTTCGTTCTCTTTATCTATTCTTTTCTTTTCTTCTTCTTGTAACCACGCCTGTAGCAGGTCAACATAGATATATCTTTCCCAGGGCATCATTGATTCAAGTGTATCTAAATTCCATTTATGATGCTGAACCAAACCAAACTGGGTTTTATAATGATTTGCCAGTCGGTCGTGACCCATTATTATGTAAAAAAATCGTAGAAATCTGAATACCTCACTTCATGATGGAATCCACATTTATTACAGGTTGCTTCCAGTTTTACCAAGAACGTTGGTAGATTTTCAGTGAAGGCCTGTAGTTTCTTGTAATTCTCTTCCGTCAGACTTTCAACGAACTCTTTTAGTTCTTCTTTCGAGTAATCTTTCCACGAATATTGACCGTCCTTGTCCCAGATATAGTCAATCGAGTTTACGATTGTATTGGATATCTGGTCAATATCCGATCCTGCCTCAATTCTTTTCATTGTAGCATAGTTTGGATATCGCATCTTCACACCTTTATCGGTACTCAATTTGATATCGTCACTAACCCCTTCTGATATTGCTATCTCACAATTGGAGATATCCATCATAGCAGGGAATACATTATTACAAATCTCACCACTGTCCAGTGTATTATTACAGGTGAGATTTACCTCGATGGACTCACCGATAGACTTTGCTCTAAGAAACACGAATATATGATCAACAACAAAGAATGGTAATTTATCAATATTCAAATTACCTTTGATAATACAATTAGTAATTACCTGTTTGACCGTCTTAGTAATTTCATTAGGGTCTTTCGACTCCATTGCAATCAATAATAGTTTTTCTTCTTTTACCGAAAATGGTCTAACAATAATAGTATCGTCAGACATTGGTACAGTTAGTTCATACGTTGGTAAATCAATTTTAGGTAATGGCATAATATACTCCAGTTATTATTGTACCTCTGGTCTGTCCCAATACTTATATGAGAATGTGACCTGTAATCTTAGAACGTCCTGATCCGCCCATGTAACTTGCTGTGGATTGACCAGTGTAGGCCAGGCATAGTTTAGTGTCCATCTATATGTGGAATTTTGTCTCAATTTTGTGGTTGCATCCATTTTAGTGTTTGGTGAACCTATACCAATCTCTGACAACTGATAAATTTGAACTCTTGCCCAATAATCCTGAGGATAAGAAAAATTGAATGTAGTGGTTGGATTGATAAACTCCATCCATTCATCAAAGAAATATCTTTCGGCAGAATTATTACGGCAAATAAACTGGAAATTGGCAGTATTATAGAGAGTGTTATTTGGAAACACCATACCAGGTCCATAATATCTGGTCTGCACAACGTCGAAACCACGACCAGGTAATTCTGCTGCCTCACACATCAGATGAAGATCATCAGGCATTTTAGTTTTGATACCAGTTGGTGGTTCAATAACGACAACAAAACGACATGAACGGGCGATTTGACCGCCTTGGTTCATGGCCGTTCTAAATTTGTCTAAATTCAACCCCTGAGGTACATTAGTCTGTGATACGCTAGGCATTAGTATCCGTCCTCGATGTTCTGGCTATCAATAACTCTCATTTCTCTAAAGACCATTGTGAGCATTGCTTGTGTGGGCATACCGTCATGGTAGGTGCTCCACTCACCTTGTGGTGTATAGTTGATATCGATGGCATCAATAACGCAGCGACCAATTCTTGGTAGATTTGTGTTTTGTAATGTCTGACCGTTTTTGTCTTTATAATAGAAATCGATGGTAAATTCTGATGGTGATAGAAACAGACCACCAGTGGAAAGATAATTGCCGGCACCTGCATTTACACCAATATAACCCTGTCTTGGATCACTTTTACCACCCACCAGAGTTGGAGAGGAGAACTTTCTAAGGGTCTTGACAATCTCTCTTAGGGCCTGACTGTCATCTGGTGATGAAGGCACCATAACGAAACTAAACTGAAATGTTCTAAGGTTGGTGTCACGATATAGAACCTCAACCTTAGGATTGATAGCACCACCCATCATAGGCGCAGCACCTTGAACGGCACCAATTGCGGTACCAATAAGTGGAATATTTGCAGCGGCACCAGCAATAATTTTAGATAGTTTTGATTCCTGATAGTCGTGTCTTGTTTCCCAAACTAAGTTGGTGCTATTTGTTCCACCACCTGGAATAAACAGTGTGACAGTTGCTTGTGGTGTATTGTCATTACCACGACCAACCGCCTGAATATTCATCCAGTGGCCATTCTGTTCGTTCTCGACTATCTGTGGAAATGCTAGTCTTGGACCGGGCATATATTACTCCAAATATTTTGACTACATATATTTAGTGAGGATTTATGGCATACAATTACAAACAAGGAATATTCACGCCCAAAAATCCTGACAAATATATTGGTGATGCTAAGAATATCGTATATAGGTCAGGATGGGAAAAGAGAGTTATGGATTGGGCAGATACCAATCCTAATGTCAAACGATGGTGCTCGGAAGAGGTAGTAATTCCGTATATCTCACCAGTCGATAATCGACCCCATCGATACTTTGTGGACTTTTATGTGGAGGCGGTTAGGAGCAACGGCCAGACCGCCAAGATGCTTTTAGAGGTCAAACCTAAGGCCCAGACGCAAGAGCCTGTTCCTAAGAAACGCAAGACAAAAGGATATATTACCGAGGTCGTTACTTACGGAATAAATCAGGCGAAATGGAAGGCTGCCGAAGAATTTTGTAAGGATCGAGGATGGGAATTTCTGCTAATAACCGAGGAACAACTGTTTAGGAAATAGCATAAATACCTATATGGCAGAAAAGTATTCGTCCAAAGATTTACAGAAATGGTTATTTGAGAAGGCCCTAAATGCGGCATCACCTCAGGCCAGACAAATACTTATTAGAAACGACCAGAGAGGTCGTGAGGATGCCCTTATTGGTCATCTATACTTCTTCAAGTATGATCCAAAAGGCAAGGCCTATCTGCCCAAGTATGACAAGTTTCCAATGGTGTTTCCCATTGAGCAATATCAGGATGGTTTTCTAGGTCTAAATCTACACTATCTTGATGCAAGACAACGTAAGGCACTATTAGACCAGTTGGTAAAGTTTCAAAATAATAAAGAATACGATGAAACTACCAAACTGTTATTGAGTTATCAATTATTACAGGGTTCTAAAAGACTAAACAGTTTATCACGACCATGTATAAAAAGATATTTGTTCAACCATTGTAGATCACAGTTTATTGAAATTTATATTGATGAATACGATAAGGCAATCCAACTACCAGTCGAGGACTGGGTATTCAATAGGTAAGTAAATGACTTATAAGAACACACCATATTTCGGTGCTTTTCCAAAAATGCAATATGATATCAATAATACTGGTTTCGGTGCTGGTTCACATGAGACCGTAACCGATATCTTCTTTCGTCTGGGTATGATCAAGGATATTTTGAATAATATCACATCATATACCGTATATGAACTAGACGATTCTGATACACCAGAAATTCTGGCAGAAAAGGTTTATGGTGATATTGGTGCCGGTTGGATGATTTTGTATGCCAATAAAATGCTAGATCCACAGTTTGATTGGCCTCTCAATTATGATGCCTTTCAGAAAATGATTATTGACAGATATGGTTCGGTTGACAGCGCCTCCTCAGAAATTCATCATTATGAAAAGGTAATTATTAGAACAAACGAATTTACCGGTGTAACCACAGAAAATAGATATATCATCGACGCCGAGAGATTGACAGAAGAAATGCCTAATGTACCTTATACATACTGGCTTCCATATGTCATCGAAACATTTAGAACATCCGATTCCAGTGTATTCACTACCGACGATAACGACGTTGATCCGCCGATCTTTCTTTCCGCAGACTTGAATTATGATGACGCCGTGAACGTCACCAAATTCGGTTCAGTTGCATTTGCCAATGAAACAAATACCTATAATGTCGATGGAAAGACTGTAACAGAAACAATTTATGGTGAGGCGGTTACCAATTATGATTATGAATTGAGAAAGAACGATGCCAAGAGACTTATCAAGGTAATCAAGGCAGAATATTATTTCCAGATTATCAATGAGTTTGCTAGACTTACAAACACAGAAAATACTTTTGTCAGAAGGTTAGTATAATATGGCAATTACTTATGATGGCCGCCGAGTTCGTGCGGATATTACTATTGACGGTCAGACATTCACCGATATTACTGTAAAAGAAGTAATACTAGGTGAAAGTCTATTGACACCAGGCCTTCAAACTGCCATCACATTACAGTCTTTTGTCTATAGTAATCCGATCAAAAACTGGATGAATTATAAGAATAAAGACGTTACTCTCAATATGAGAACACAAGATGGTGAGCAGGTAATGTTCATCAAGCAAAGAATTTACCGTATTGATAACCGTGAATTGGATATCAACGTTGGTTCCACCGAATCACTAACACTCCATGCCTGTGATCCTTCTCTATTAGAAGATGCCAAGTCTCTTATTTCAAAATCATTCAATTGTCAGACTCCATCAGAAGTTGTGGACTATGCTCTCAATACCTGTTTGGGTGTTGGTAATAATCCTGTAATTGATGACTGTCAACCAACCAGAAACTATATTGCTGAAATGATCCATCCGTTTCAGGTAATTCAACAGCAATGTAATGCCGCACTAGACGGTGAAGATCCGTCATTCTTGCATTATATGACCTTTGAAAATACTGGTACTCATTATTTCAGATCACTCAAAGCACTAATGCACCAGCCACCAACATGGGAGTTTCAACATTCTGAAACAAATATGGATCTTGCCGACCCTAAAAAGGTTATCAATTTCTCATTCCCCTGTGACTTTGATTATTTGTCAGATGTTCTAAATGGTCTTGATGAAAACGGTAAGAGCATGAATGGCCTGGCCACGGTAAATGCTGTTACAGGTGCAATGCAGTTTCTTGGTGCTGGTGACGGCAGCAGTTTTGGTGGTGGGTGTATCAAAGGCGTTGCTAATCATAAACAGGCATTTACTAATAAAGGATCAGGTAAACAACAAAACGTTTGTGAATTAGGTGTGGAACAATATCTATTACTAAGACAGGCCAGAATGGGTCTATTAGAAAAAGATAAGGTCGCACTAAGACTTACCATTCCATGGAATCCTGATTTGCATGTTGGTAATTCTATTTCATTTTATTGGTTGAATAAATCAACAGACAATAGTTTCACAGGTAAAATATTTGGTACAGGTAATTATTTGATTGCTTCGCTCAAACACAACGTTCAATTTGGTGGTTTTGGTACCACCACTCTCGATTGTATTACTAGGAATTTGTAAGGAGATATTATGGCACCTAGAGAACTAACGACACAAGTAAAGACTTGCGTTATTGCCGGTGGTGGTATCAATGATCCGGCACCAGACCATTCCTGTAATCAGAAGATTGTAAATCCACTAGAACACGGTGATGAAGTAAATTTTGAGGATTTGCAATTCTCGCCAATGGCACTCAATCCGACTCAGACAGGCGGTTCACAATTCCCTGGCACAATGGATCCAGGTACACTCGTATATGTTCTAAAGAATGTTGGTGAACCAGGGGGTATTATTCTTGGCCTGGCCAATTCTATTAGAAAAGGTAATATGGGCGCCGAAGGCGGTGGTGGAGGTGGTCAAAGCCTTCTCACTGGTAAGATTGCAGAACTATTCACACAAGATATTGGTGTAAATGTTCCACCCAAGGTTCAAGAGGTGGATGAAAATGGCATGAAGATCAGAAAGATCCAAGAAAAGGGTGAGAAACATTCACTCTCATTATTGGATGGTCTACCAAGTCACGGTGCTTTATTTGATATGGCCGGTTTTAGATTACCAGCACTAAAACAGGTACCGACTGCCAAGCAACATAATGATCAAATGATGACAAATCAGATGTTTGATCAGTTGCAGGGTATTGTAGGATCATTACAAGGTCTATTACAGGGCCTTATGCAGAATGGTCGTGGCGGTAATAATACACATAATTCTGGTGGTGGTATCGGTAATGGTATCAGTTATTGGGATGAAATTCAGAATAATATTAGAAATAATCATCCTTCGGAACCAGAACGTGCCGAGGCCATGATACAGGCCATCAAGAGTCTGACAATTCTAATTCAAGGCCATGAAACAGATAATGGTGTTGGTTTCGTAACTGGTAATGTGGTACATTATGGTATTTACTTAGAAAATGCCGTTGAATTGTTATCTAATGTTTCCACCATCGATGATGTTATGTCTGTATTATCACGACTACAGTGGGATTCCAGTCTACACGGACAGGACGCACTAGACGTTGTTGAAATACAGATTGAAAATGCCTGGGGTGTGGCATTACAGCAGGTTGATGTAAACGGTAATATTGTCGTTACATATGCTAATGCAAACGCACAAATGGCCTTTGCTAATTCTATGTCAAACGTTTCTTATGGTTCAGGTGCCACGAGTGCTCCAGCATCCTCAGGATCAGGTAGCGGCGCAGGCGGACAAGGCAATCAAGGTTCAGGTTCTGGCGGCGCCGCTCAGTCAATGCTAGGCACACTTTTTGGTAAATCAGCACAGACCTTGCAGGATATGTGGAAAAGATTGGCCATGTCGCAAGAAAAAGAAGCAAAGAATATGCACCAGAAACTAACACAAGATAAGAAACCACAGAAACAAAAACAAATAAATCAGGCCGTCATTGATGGCGGCGACCCCTTGAACAAAGTATATTATCAGGAGTAATAGATGACTGACGTAACTGGATCCGTATCGGTAAATAACTCCGGCGGTGATCAATTCAATACTAATGAAGAAAGAAAAACGACTCCTCGTGCGGTAAACTTTGATAAAGATGCCAGAAGCATGGAGGGTGCCGGTGCATATCCTAATTACTGGTCACACAAGACACGTTCTGGTCATACATTTATTATGGATGACTCTGAGGGTAAAGAAACTGTAACGCTACAGCACCGTTCTGGTACAGGCATTCAAATGCGTCCAGATGGTGGTATGTTACTAACAACTCATAACGGTAAATATGAGGTAACATTTGGTGAAAATCGTGTAACCATTTCAGGTGCTCAGGATATCACGGTAAAAGGTGATGCCTCAATGAGAGTATATGGCAACCATAACGTCACCGTTCACAAAGATTATAACCTCACCGTATTGGGTGATATGAATGTCACCGCAAAGAATATGAACCGCTCTATTCGTGGTAATATGGACACCACGGCCAAGAATATCAATAAAAGAGTAGAAGGTTCTTCCACATATAATACGATGGGTGCTCATTCTGTGGTATCAGAAGGTAATATGATGGTGGCATCAAGAACACAAAAGGCCTTTTTTGCTGGTGGTAAAGGTATTCATGCATCTGTTACCGATCAGGGTGATATGACCTTCAAGAATGAAAAAGGTAATATGCATATGGAGACCAAAGAAGGCAAGTTTGATGCCAAGTTCTCCGATGGCACTAATGAAGTAACATTGCTGGCCAAAGATGGTGCTCTACATGCACAGGCAGCAAAGGCGGTCAATGTAGAATCCAAGCAAGATAAAATTCAGGTAAAGGCCAAAAAAGATGTTGGTATTACCGCTACATCCGGTGGTGTAAATGTTGATGCTCAAAGTGGTGGTATCAATATGGCAGCAACACAAAATATTGTTACCAAATCTACTGGCGGCGACGTTCAAATCAGATCACAAGGTGGCAATGCACAAGTTCTTGCCGGTGGACAGGCATCAATTGAAGGTGCGGGAAGCACCCACGTTGGTCAAAATCAGAGTACCACAAACATTGTTGGTGGTGGTTCTGGTGTAAATGTTGATGCTTTGGGTGGTCTATTGAACCTTGCCGGCGGTTTAGGTCTACCTTTCACTGGTCAAATTCAGCAATTGTCATTTATATTTGATCAGATTCAATCTGCTACTGGTATTCCATCTATTTCGGCATCCAAGGCACAGCAACCACAAGAAGAACCAGATGCCTCTTCGGAAATCAACTCGTGGAAATAAACTAAATAATATAAACGCAAAGGACTAAAATGGCCAATATAATCAACAGAGATCCGGATTATTCTGACCTTGACCTTGATTTTACCGTCAATAGAACGACTGGTGATGTTAATATGAAGGTTGGTTCCGAGGCCATCAAAAGGTCTGTTCGTAACCTGGTATTTACCAATTTCTATGAAAGAAAGTTCAATACTCAATTAGGTTCGGATGTCACCGCATTACTATTCGAAAATGCGACTCCATTGACTTCCATTCATATTCAAGATGCTATTACAGCATTGATAAATAATTACGAACCAAGAGTAAGATTACAAAGTGTAACCGTCAAAGAAGATATTGACAATAACGGTTATAACGTCACACTAACATATGTGATACTAAACAGAAACATCAACACCACAGCAACATTGTTCCTGGAAAGGATAAGATAGTAATATGGCAACTTCCAATAATTCATTTAGAGTTGCAGACTTAGATTTCAATTCTATCAAGAATAATCTAAAGACCTACCTCAAGAGCCAAGACACCTTCAAGGACTATGACTTTGAAGGTTCAGGTATGTCCGTTCTATTGGACATTCTTTCTTATAACACATATTACAATTCATTCTATATGAATATGATCGCCAACGAGTCCTTTTTGGATACCGCACAGGATCGTAAGAATATCCTTTCTCATGCTAAATTGATTGGTTATGTTCCTGATTCCGCACATGGCGCCGTGGCCCAGTTGAATGTTACTGTTACTCCAGGTCCAACCGAAAACCAAGACGTTACATATATTGTAATGGACAAATATACTCGTTTGCTTGGTGCAGACGTTGGTGGTGTCAATTATCCTTTCGTAACAATCAATGCTAACACCGCATATAAAGTCAACGGTTCATTTGCCTTTGCTAACGTGTATGTAAAGCAAGGTGAGGTTATTACTCACCAGTATACCGTTGACAATGCCAATAATACCTCACGCAGATACCAGATTCCATCAGCAAATGTTGATACCGACTCGCTGGTTGTCACCGTGCGTGAATCGGCATCTAATACAGAAACAAACGAATACTTTATTTCAACTGATGTTACCGAACTTCAGGCCAATTCCAAAGTATATTTCTTGGAAGAGGATCAGGAGCTAAATTACACCATTTATTTCGGTGATGATGTTATTGGTAAGAGACCTGCCAATGGTAATATTATCACAGTAACTTATTTGGATACAATTGGAACATTAGCAAACAATGTTACCAAGTTCACATTTGTTGAACCGGTCGCAGGTCTATTCAGAAATAACGTAAAGGCCGTTGCTGTTAGTGGATCATATGGTGGTACTGCCAAAGAACAAATTGAAGATATCCGTTTCAGAGCACCATACGTTTATACCTCACAGAACCGTTGCGTAACAACCAACGATTACGAAGCATTGGTCACCAAAGATTACTCAAATATTGAGGCCGTGTCCGTTTGGGGTGGTGAAGAAAACGATCCACCAGTATATGGTAAAGTTTATTTGTCTATGAAAACCAGAGGTTATTATGTTCTAACCGACCTAGAAAAGGCTAGAATCAAAGAAACACTAATCAGAAACCGTAACGTTCTCACCGTTATTCCTGAGATTGTTGACCCTGAATATGTCTTTATTCTAATTCGTGGTAATATTACATATAATCCAACTCTAACAACTAAGAGTGAAACAGAATTGCTCAATGTGGTAAAAGATGCTATTTTCCAGTATGCAACTGATGAATTATATACATTCAAGTCCACATTCAAGCAATCTAAATTGCAGGCTTATATCGAAAGATCAGATGCATCTATTACCGCATCCGATTTGACCATTTATCTACAGAATAGAAAACCAATAGCACCTGAGATTACAGCAAGATATTATATCAATTTCAACACACAGTTGAGAAAAGGTGATTTTGCCAAGAAACTCTATTCTTATCCACAAGTAACAGTCCAGGACTCAAAAGGAATTGACCGTGAGGTTTATTATGAAGAAGTTCCTGAATCATATACTGGTGTGGATTCGGTTGACGTTATCAACCCAGGTATAAATTACGGTACATCACCTGTTGTAACAATCTCCGGTGATGGTACTGGTGCTACTGCCAAGGCCATTGTGGTCAATGGCCGTATTCGTTCAATTCAGGTATTGACAGCAGGTGTAAATTATACACGAGCAACCGCTTCAATCACTGATGAATTTGGTTCAGAATGTTCATTGTCTGTTAGACTAAGATCAACTCTAGGTGTTCTTAGAACATACTACTATAAGACCAATGGTGAAAAGGTTATCATCAATGATAACGCTGGTATTGTGAACTACCTAACTGGTAAAGTTACACTCAATACCTTCACACCAATGAAGATTGCGACAAACCCATTCTATGATAAGAATATTCTGACCATAAATGTGGTGCCAGAAAACAGTGTTATTCCACCACTAAGAAACAGATTACTTGCTATCGATACTAATAACGCACAGGCAATTCAACTCAAAATGGTACCACAAACCTAATGTCACATTCCGCATCGTCCAATAATAAAACATCCTATCTGGTAGCGTCACAACTACCAGAGTTTGTCAATAGAGATCATCCAATCTTTGTTGAGTTTATTGAAGGTTATTATAAGTTCTTAGAACAGGAAGGTGAACTTGCCTATGTTACTAAGAACTTTGCTTCATATATGGACGTTGATGTTATTTCGGAAGATATTGCCGAGCATCCAGAACTTGAAGAAAATACCGAATATTACCAAATTCTGACAAAACTATATCAGAATACTATTCGTTATATTCCTGATGATGCTATGGCCGATATGAATATTATCGCCAAGCACTCAAAACAATTCTATAGAACAACCGGTTCTGAAAAATCGATCAGATATATTGCCCGTATTCTATTCAATAAAGATGCGGATATTTACTATCCACAGGACAATATTCTCAAAGCATCAGACGGTAAATGGTTTGTTGAAAAGTCTCTAAACATTAGAGATATTACGGTCAATGGTGTTGCTAATACCGATGCCTTTACACGTTTTATCAATACCACTATTAGAGGTAATACATCCAATTCTACCGCAAAGGTAGAAAGTGTTGATGCTTATTATGATGCAACCGCACTTGTTACAGAACTAAAGGTTTCTGGTGTTGAGCAAGACTTTATCAACGGTGAAAAACTATTCTGTTTTATCGAAGATGAAGGTATTACCAAAGAACTTTCGGCCAACCTTTATTCTGGTATTATTGTCAAAGTAACAGTTGTAACTCCAGGTTCTGGTTATACTCAAGGTGCATCTGTTCCAATTATTCCACCAGCAGGATTCGAAGGTAATAAGGGAACACTTATTATCTCCAAGGTTGTCAATAAGAGACTTGAGGGTTCGATCAAGGCTGTTGACGTTATACTATCTGGTGCCGGTTATGTTTCAAACACCAACCTGCTACTAACAGGTGGTGGTGGAACTGGTGCTGCTGCTAACGTATTTACCGTTCAAGATGACGAAACATATCATCCAGCATATTATGATATTGTTGCCTCACAAATTATTGACGTTGCGAATACACAGATTGCCAACACCGTCGATGATAACGAAGGTTTTGCTTATTCAAATCTAAACACAATTTATACCGTTACCGCCAATCTAACAATCAATGTTGGTGCTGGTGGTACACAGAACGTTGTTACTCTATCTGATAATATGGGTAATTCAAATGTTTA